CGCGCTTTCACAAATGACGGATAACTCTGCAAAGGTTGAAGCTGCTTTGAAGGTATATGATATCCAGCAGCATGAGGTGATGAATAGGCCGAATAAAGCGGTGTTTGGTAAAAAGGACCCTGCAACGGGAAAACGTAAGTTTCTACGGTGGGAAGAAAAATGGAAAATTCCTATTCCTTATCCCGTTTTTATCAATGAGATAGCTCTTGTATTCTTGTATGGTCGTCCTCTGAAATGGACGCAATCATCTAAGGGGACAGACCGGGCTTTTTCCAGATACATCGATTTGATTAAAAGTACCCGATTTAATGCGAAGGTTCGCGAAGCAAAACGTCTGGCAGGCGCGGAAGGGCAAAGTGCATTGCTCTTTCATGCTTATCGGAATGACGAAGGTAAACCGGATTGCCTTATCAAAGTCGTAGCCAGAAGTCTGGGGGATGATATATATTTCCGTAAAGACCAATTCGGACGGATGATGTGCTTTGCACGTGGGTATAACTTACAGGAAGTAGGCGGTGAAATCAAATATCATGTTGATATACATACAAAGAATATGATATATCACTGCAAACGTGCTCCTATGGGTTGGGACATTGAGGAAGAGGTGAATCTTGCAAAGAAGATATGTGTGGTTCTTTTTGAGCAGGAACCGGAGTGTGCTGGTGTTGAACCTATGATGCACCGTAAAGAAATGATGGTAAGCCGTAGAGCCGATGTCAATGATCGTTTTTCTGATCCTGCTTTAGTTGCTGATGCGGATATTGTTAATTCTCTTCCAGAAAAAGGTGAGGATAGCAAATTTTTTGCTTTGAAACCTTCGTTAGACGGTTCCAAAAAACCGGACATGAAATATCTGACATGGGATAATGCACCGGAAAATCAGAAGCAGGAAGCGGAGGAGTTGGACGATAAGATTCATCGTTTCACTTTCACCCCTAAAATAGACTTTGATACGATGAAGAGCCTTTCCCAGATTTCGGCTAAAGCTTTGAAACAGCTAATGCTTTTGGCTGTAATCAAGGCAGACCGACATAAAGAAAGACACGATGAGTATGCAGATCGTATAGCCAGTGTACTTATTGCTATAATTGGTAACGTTCTGGATATATCTCTTCGAGGTGAGTGTGACAACCTGGTCGTGGAACATGAATTTCAAGAACCGTTCGGAGAAGATATTGAAGCCGTATTAAAAAATCTGATCTCCACTAAAAATGCTGGTGGTATGTCCGACGAAACATTTATTGAAATGAATCCGATCATCAAGGATTCTACTCTGGAAAAAGAACGTTTGAAAGCGCAACATGAGCAAGAGTTAAAAGAAGAGAAAGACCGGTATAAACAGGATGTTTTCGGTAGTGCAGAATAAAGGGCATGGCAAAGATTGATGAGAACAAGTATAAACGGGCATTACTTCAACGTACCGAAGGATATGCTGCAAACGTCCGGACAATCTACCTGGATGTGATGGGACAGCTTATCTCTTTAGCATTGGAGATTGAGCCTATCCATGACGCTAAGAAGCCGTTTGTCTTTGCTGACTATCCTACTATATCTGACAAAGCAAACGTTCTGTTACGGGAACTGTACACCCGTGTGTATCAACAAATACAGTCTGGTATCATAAACGAGTGGGAGCAAGCTAACTTAAAATCAGACGAACTCGTCCGATCCGTGTTCGGTAAGAAGGCTGTGGATAATGAGCATTTTGCGCGCTACTTTGGGCGTAACAAGAAAGCTATGGATTCTTTCTTTGCACGAAGGTCCGGAGATGATGGATTGAACCTGTCTCAACGTATTTGGAAATATGAAGGGCAGTTTCGGCAAGAAATGGAAATGTCTATTGATTGTTGTATCGGGCAAGGAATGTCTGCAAATTCGATGGCGGCAAAGGTGAAGCAGTTTCTCAATCAACCGGATAAATTGTTTAGACGGGTTCGTGATGAACGGGGAGAGCTTGTTTTATCAAAGAACGCGAAAGCTTATCATCCGGGGCCAGGTCAATATCGTAGTAGTAGCCGCAATGCTCAACGTTTGGCACGGACGGAGCCTAATATTGCATATCGGACAGCCGATCATGAAAGATGGGCCCAACTTGATTTTGTTGTAGGGATTGAAATAAAGCTCTCAAAGAATCATCCGGAAAAGGATATTTGTGATAAACTAGCCGGAGTATATCCTAAAGGCTTCAAGTTTACGGGATGGCATTCTAACTGTATGTGCCATGCGATTAGTGTGCTTGCTTCGGATGATGAAGTAGATATGCTCACTGATAAGATTCTTGCCGGAGAGGAAACGGCAGGATTCAAATCGAAAAACGAAGTTACTGAACTGCCAAGTGAGTTTTATTCATGGATGCAGGAAAATGAGGAGCGAATCGAAAAGGCAAATAACCGTGGCACTCTTCCATATTGGATAAAGGATAATCCGCAATACACAGGTGTTAAGGTAAAAGCAATGAATACTGGTGAGCGGAATGATATTCGAAAGAAGTCAAAGGAGAAATATCAATCGTATGATGAGAAGTGGGATAGGACGTATTTCGATGAGTTCAGTGGTGGCTTTAATGTCTATCATCAGGAACATCAGTTCACCAACACACAGGGCGGTGGTGATGCTGAAAAGATGGTTGGTAAGTTATTAGCAAAGAATAACGGGAAACAGGTGGAGTTCCTGCCGGAGAATGGTAAGGGCAAAGGTGTACCAGATTTAATGTTCGACGATCATACGTGGGATGTGAAATACATTGATAACGCCAATGAGAATACTATTCGCGCATATATCAAAGATGCTCGGAAAGCTGATCGGGCAATATTCTATTTCACGAATGAGAAGTACCAGGAACTACGTTCGGCTATCAACAGGGAAGTCGGACGCTTTAAGGGGATGAATAGGTTAGGCGAACTTCCAGATATTTACTACATGGATAATGAGGGACTGCTAAAACTGTTGTGGAAGAAGTAATTATTATTTTTGAAATTGATTAGTTTTATTTTTACCTTTGTAAAAAAGTAGAGTATGAATGAGTATTTGTCATGGAGTGCTATCATTGCATTCTTCATTTTCATAGCCCAGCAGATTTTTAAAACTTGGTTAGATTATAGAAAATATCGTTCCGAGGTTGTTTTTAGTAAACTCTATCAAGAGCGTGCAGAAGTTGTCAAACAGACATTTCAGAAACTGACAATATTGCACCAAACGTTGGCTGATTTTACACGAGCAGCGCAAGTTATATACAATGGTGATACTGTTGAACAACATCTATATAAATTGGCTGTTTCATTTGATAATTCATATATTGATACAAGGAACTACTTTTCTTTAAATAGGATTTATTTATCGTATGAGTTGTGTGATAAAGTTGAAAAAATAATATCTGAAATTCATGATTCTGCATTGGACTATAGTTTTTTAGATAAGGACATCAGAGAGTCTGTAAAAGAAAGGGATATGTTATATATTAAAGAAAAAAGAGACCGATGCAGAGTAATAAGAGATAAAGTGGAAGGTGAAATATCGGGACTCTTAAATGAATTAGAATCTGAATTTAGAAAGGCACTTGAAGCTAAATAAAAAACAGGTATTAAATTGTATTATCTTATTTTTTTAAGAACTAATGTAATCAACATTAGTTCTTGCTTATACTAAAGACGTACGGAGTGATATATTTAGTAAGAGTAACATAAAGGCTATGTAATTCTCTGATTGAATGAAAATTGAATATTAAAGATAGACGTTCATAGTCGTTGCCGAATAAGTCTTTTGATTCTTTATCCATAAAATAAGTATTAGTATAAAATGAACATCTTGATATTTTGTCTAAGGCTGAAATTAAAACCTCATCTTCGAATATAATATTGGGGATGTCATTTATGTTTTTGATTCTTTCCAATATGTTTTTTGCTGTATAATTCAAACTTTTAACGTCGGTACTTATGTAATGTGAATTTTCAGCCAATATACTTGGAGTTATTTCAACGTTAAAGGAGCAGGTTGTTTCGAATTTAATGTGAACTCCTTTTTTTATTTTTGAGAATTCTGTTAGTGGTATTTTTTGGTAATATTTGTCCTTGACTTCTAGTGAGTATGTTTTAGCGACATATGCTAGTACCATTTGCATATTATTAGCTATATAAAGCAAATCATTCGATATAATACTTCTTATGACTTTTTCCTTTCTTTTCTCCGGTATATATACTAAGATATAATAGAAGAAAGTACTTGTAATTACCCCAATACTAAGGTCTACAATTAAACTGTTTATTTTATCTATCTTGTCTACAGGGTAGTCGCATTCAAAAGATGGAATCAAACCAAAAATGATTTGGAACAATAGAATTATCGAGACGATATTTAATGCAGTTAAGATAATATGTAGTTTCTTCATGTTTAGATTTTAATTAAAAAAGGGCGGATTATTGCTCCGCCCGGGCTGGTGCAGAAAGCGGGAACATTACTTCCCTCACTCTTTCCACAATGCAAATGTATGAAATATCTCTGAAAAACAAAAGGTTATTCAGACTTTTCCTTTCTTCTTAATAATCCTAGCCGGATAGTGCACTTATCGTTGCTGTACGGCTTTTCCTCTAGGTGAAATTTTGACTTTAGATAGCCGTAGCTTATTCCTATCTGTTCCGCAGAGAAAGTCTCGTAAATGGCAGCTTGTGAGCCAAAGTAGAAATGCTTCTCTAATTTGCTATCTACTTCTATCGGTTTAGAGAGTTCTACATGATAAACTTTGTGTATTTGCGTCATAATCTAAAGTTTTAGTGAAACCAGTTAATGCCCTGTACATATTTTGAAGCTGATGTACATACTTTATTTGAGTGAAACCTACGCGTTCGTTCTTATCATTAAAAAAGTCTACAGAGTTATCTTCTATTTGAGCTTTTAAGCCATATATACTAAAGTCGTCGTTCAGCATATCGTTTATATTCTGATTTGGTAATGGTATTCCTGCTATTTCATCAATTGCAATACCTGTCGGCAATTTATTACTATCTTCATAATATATACATGGGTTGCTTTCACTTGAAATTATATCTATAATTGTTATCACTTTGTCTTTTAAATAAACGCTGTTTCCAATGCCTAATTCTTCTATATGTATCATATTCCATTTTTTGCAAATTTAGTTCAAATATTCGATATATGATATATTTCAATCATTTTAGTTAGTCAAAAAGGCTTAGCTGAATAGGTTTCTTCGGTATATTATTTCTGCTCTTCGTGACACTTTCTGGATTAAGTGTGATTGTTTTAACCTTTTTCGGTAGATTTTCCTCTATTGTTGGTTTAGGAACTTCCTTTGAGGCTTCATGTTCTAACCTGATGTTTTCCCAGATTTTGATAGTAATAGATTCCTCTTTGGTAATTTCCCGAACGGTTATTAGTGGTATTGGAGAGAAGCGGGTAGTGTTCAATCGTTCATTAATCTTCCAACCAGCATAAAAAGAGTTAGGGTCTAAACTATCGTGACATATAACTTCTCCTACACACCCATGAATGATAAAGTTACACACAGTCATAAGGCAGCAGGTTCGGTCTATATCTTCGGCACAAAGGTAGTTCCCAATATTCCGGACATGCCAGGCAAGTAATGTTCGTCCGCTACCACATGCCGGGTCATTGATATATTTTCCTGTAGCCTTTTCATTATTATCATTTATTTCTTTCATCATATCACAGATACCGGTCGGAGTAAAGAACTGTCCGGTTCCTTGCTGTTTCATTTTACTTGCCACGCAAGACATATATAAATCACCGAAAGGATCATACCATTCATTGCAGACTAATTGCTTTTCCATAATTTTAATCCACTCTCGAAACATGTCCCAGAAAACAGATGTTTGTTCCGGTTTATATTTCCAACTTTCTAGCGGTTTTGCATCCGGTGTAAAATAGTGGATTATATAGGTGAGGAAATCATTGAAAACTTGGCTAACATCAAAACCATTTTGATATGTGAAGTTATTTATCAGTTTTTCAAGTTCCCTTACCTCTATAGGGGCTTCGTAACTATTTGCCATTTTGTTAATATATAAAGTCTACGAATACCTTTGTAGTTCCTCTAATCAGTTTTTCATGATTAGAATCTTCATATTTGTATGTACTGTATTTTCTTGCTGATGAAATATATTCACCCCTGACCCAAACCGGAGCCTTCTCGCTGTTTTTTAAACGGAAAAACTCACCTTTCTTCAATTTAGATAATTCTTTTACTGTCATAATCGTTGCGTTAAATGGTTAATAATACTTTTCTGTATAAATAATAAATATATGTGTTTAATAAACTCTTTTATAGATCGCAAATATATATCATATATTTAATATATGAAATAGTTACATTTGTTTTTTTGAATTATTCCATTGTTTGATATGTAATTATCTAAAATATCGTG